CTGTACTTAATCTTATTTCAGGTTGAGATGCACTTCTTGCTAAATTTGCTGTTAAATATTCATTTTGTCCTATTACTATATAAATTGGTTCTACTGTATCATTTGTTGCATATACCCAACTATTTATATATTTAGCATTACCTACTGCTTGAAGTGTGCCACTTCCATTATCGTAATTTAATACTCCTGCTGTTGCACTATATGGTGTTGTTGAGTTTCTTATTAATCTCATACCAGTAGTTGCATTTCTATATATCAATGATGCAGTTGTTTTAGTTCCACCTGTATCAAAAGGTATATCTTCATCATATATAATGCCCTGTGTTATTGATAACGTTGTATTATCAAACGTTCCTGTTAGTCCACTATTATATAATGTTCCTATATTATTGTGTGCCCATCTATGCCATACTCTGTTTCGTTCGTATCCGTGTCTTTCATCTGTTAATGAATAGTTAGTACCATCTTTAAATATTATTGCTACTGGCACTACTGAACCATCAGACAAATCCCAAGGAACAGTTGAAGCAGTTAAGTTTAATGTGCTAGTAAAATAAACATAAGTTATTGTTTGATCTGCTGTAATGCTTGCTGTCTTTGCTTCATCTATTGTTTGTTTACCTAATCCATTTATATATATATCATACGAAGTTACTGTTGGTGCTATTGTAAATGTTCCACTATTTATTGATATTGTACTATCTGTTCTATTTACAAATCCACTATTCTTTTTGAAGTTTTCAATTTTATTTCCACTGTCTTTTATTTTTTTTCCTGTTATTCCATCAAATATAACTATATTCTCATCAATAGAACTTGCTGGACCAGTTACATCTCCACTACCACCAGTTACTGCACTTATTACTTCATCTGTAATAGTTATTGTAGTACCATCTACTTTAACTCCACCTAATACTGTTGTACTAGCTGTTGGTAATACATAAGCACTTGGTATAGTTGGTTTATTTTTAATATAATCATCTGCTGTGTTAGTAGTTTGATTCCAGTCTGCTTGTACGTTTACTTCTGCTCCTGCTTCTATTCCTGTTAGTTTAGTTTCAAAAGCATCAGTAAAGTTATTATCAGTATGTACATAACTTGCATCTACTACAAAATTACTATCATTAGTTAGATCGCTTGTTTTAGTCGGTATGGTAGGTTTATTCTTAATGTAATCTACTTCGGTATTGTCTGTTTGGTTCCAGTCACTTTGTACTTGTGTACCTGAACCACCAGTTACCCATTTGGTATCATAATCATTATTAGAATTCTTAGCTAATACTTGATTAGTAGTACCACCTGTTGGAATACCTTGTCCTGCTCTACCTACACCACCGGTTGCTCCCCTTGGTATATAAAAGTCTAATACATAACCATCTTTTGTCTTGCGTACTTCTACACTTGCTTCATCTCCGGCTTGTATTGTCTTTACATTGCCTATTTTAATATTAGGTTCTTTTGTTTCAATTATCTTACCTGTGTCTATCTTACTTATTTGTTGCTCTATTTCTTGCTTAAAGTTAGATAAATCATCTTTTGTTATGAAATTAAGTATCTTTTTTTCAATACTCTCTAACCCTATTTTTAGACTAATAGAGAGACTTTCATTATTCTTGATACATTTACTCTTGTTGTCGGTTAATTCTTTACCATAGTCTTGTAATTGCTTCTCAATGTCTTTTATGCTGTCTTTTATATCTTCTGCTTTGAAAATCTCTTTATTGTCTACTCTATCTATCTCTTTTTGTACTTTATTTAATAGTTTATTTATGTCTGTTATAGAATTGTTATTATCTTTTAGCTTTAATTGTATTTTCTTAATTACAGCAACTATTGCTAATAATTGTTTTTCTAACATATTCCACCTCTTATTCTACTATTCCACCTATTGCTTTATTTAAGTTTTCTATTGCTACGATGTCTTGTCCACCTTGTTGTGGTGCTTGTGCCATCATTTGTTCTACTGTTGTTTCTAATTCATCATCAGTTAATGTCTTTAATTGATTTTGTGTTTCTATTGGTAGAGTTTCTATAAATGCGACCATTTGTTCGTATTTCTTATTCTTCTCTACTTGTTCTTGTCCACTTACCAAGCCCATTCTAATTTTAATATCTTCTATTAATTCTTTAACTTTAGGTACTTGATATTCAGGTAGTCTTTCTAAATAGTCTACAACAGTTATTGCTCCTGTATTTAATAAGTCTTTCAATTCTTTTAGACTTGATAATTCACTTGCATATCCTATTGCACCTACATCTATTCTCTTGTTAGTGTTAAGGTTCTTCAATCTGCTAAAGTCATATTCAACAAACATTGAATCTTCGCCTTTAGTTACCTTAACTGGTCTTATACCATATTTAGTTCCCATCATATCTAATAAGTTATCTACTACTTGTTCTGTAAACTCATATAGATTACTTCTAACGTTTTCTAATGGTACGCTAGTAAGTTTCTCTGCTAGTGCTATTGCTTGTGCATTATCAGGTGCTACATTACCTACTGCTGCATCATTTATTCCTAACATATCTTTTGTATAGTTCATTATTAATTCAATGATCTGTACTACTTGACCACTTACTTGTCCTACTTCTAGGTATCCAGCAACTTCTCTTACACTTTCGCCTTGTTGCATATTCTTTAATCCTATTGCTTTACCTATTTCATTAGTAGGTGCTGACATTTTATCTGCATTGTATACCATTGTTGGGAATGCTGTTTTCATTACTGAATATATAATCATAGCTAATAGTTTATTAATTGCTATTTGGTTAGGTATTAGTCCTGTAACTCCTGCTCTTCCGTGATATTGGTTCTTTTGTTTACGATAATTCATCCACGCTATTGGGTATCTACTTAGTCCTGTATCTATGTCTTTATACATATAAGCAAACTTAGTACATTTAGTTGCCTTAATTGTACCTGTTTTCTTGTCTTTCTTATATACAATAATATAAAGTGCTTTACCATACTTATCGGCATCTACTTCTACCTTGCCATTATCTCCTGCTTGATATAGCCATTCAGTATCACTTTCAATTAGTTCTTTGTTCTTATATGCTTTTGCTTCTTCTTGTAAGTTAGAAGCTAAATCTCTACCTATTACTATTATATATGGTTGTACTTGTGGATTAGCATTATTAGCATTACCAAACATTACGTTTGAGCCATCTACTAATTCGGCACATATCTTACCTTTAAGGTTTTCATATTTCTGTCCTTTTAATGGTTTAACATCTGCATCCCAATATGTATGTAAACACATATCCCCCATATCAAATGCATCGCCCAATCCCTCACGTACCTTAAATTCGTATTTCATTTCATCAAATAAGTTACGTATTTCTGCATTAGCCATTTCTGTATCTTTTATTGCTTCTTGCATTTCAGGTGTTCTATCTTCTTCTTTGCTTGTCATCTCTGTTGGATTGATAGTTGCACTTATTGATGTTGAAGTTAAGTTTGCTACTGTGTGTTGTTTTGCTTTTTGTATTATTGGTATCATTGGTTTAGATATATCTTCTGCTTGTACGTTTCTCCATTGATCGTCATTAGCAAATGCTATATTGACATCTATTTGATCATAGTAAGATTTATCTCCTGTTATGATAGCATTGTTATATGCTACTCCTTTGTCGTATAGTCCCCACTCTTCTACTATATCATTCTTCATCTTTATACCCCCTCGTTGCTATTGTTTCATTATAGTCAAATAACTTTTGCCAATTCTTGTCTATTTTCTCTCTACGTTTTAATTCTAATTCCTTTTCAGTTGGTAGTTCTACTTTCTTATTTCTAGTTAATAAGTAAGTTATTCCTGCACTTTGTAATAAAACTATTACTAATAATACATATTCCATTTTGTCCTCCTTAATACTTAAAGAAACTACTATCAGGCGTTTTACCTGCAATAGATTCTACTACTTGTTCGTACTTATGTTGTACGTATAAATCTCTTTCTGTTGATTCTATCTTCTTCATTGGTCTACCTGTACTAAAATATCTTATTGCATCTACTATATGTGTTAATTCGTGTGGTTGTTTAGCATATACATTAGGATTTAGTTTGTCCTTTTGTATCTTTTTTAAATTCATTATTGCATTAGGACAGTCTACAAATGTTAAATGTGCTGTCCAATACTTATCTCCAGTTTACTCATCTGTTTCCTCAATAGGTTTTAAATACTCTTTCATATTTATACATCCTATTTCAAATGAATTATCTACTTTAACAAGTCTTATTCCATTTTCTTGAAATATCTCTGCTGTACTCTTTCCTGTATGTCTGTTCTTATCCCATAAATCAGGTGGTGCATAAGCAGTTCTTATTCCTCTGTTATAACATAATTGAGCAGCTTCACTTGCTAATAGTCCACTTTCGTGTATCTCTCCAAATGCTTTATAATGCCCTTTATAGAGTGAATAACCTAAAACAGCTAACATATCAAGTCCATAGTCTAATGAATAGCATACTTCGTTTATATTAATTGCAGTGTCTTGATTTATGTGTATCTCGTTTCTAACTTCTGGAAAGAAACATCCACCAGGTATTGTTAGTGCTTCTTCTATTGTTGCTGGGTATTCTTGCATTATTGAATCGCCCATATCTCTTTTGGTCATATCATACCACTCTTGAGTTCTTCTAGGATCGCTATACCAAGGTAAGAATATCTTATTGAAATCATTATCTCCTACAAATAGTTCTTCAAATAATGTTCCTCTATCTATTGTTGATAGTCCTATTACCTTGCCACCTGTTGGTCTATTGATAGTTGGGTAAGCACTTAACCATATCTCTTTTGCAAATTGTTGGAATGCCCACTCATCTAATACTAACAAATTAGCAGTAAATGATCTACCTGCACTCTTGCTTGATGAGAATGCTTTAAACATACTTGTTTTTTCTTTATGTACTATTTCTATTGATAATGCTGTTGTTCTATATTTTAAGCCAGTCCAATTTTTATTCTCATCTGTATCTTCTTTTATAAACATACCTAACTTACTTAACATTGTCTTTAATCTTCTTATTAGTTCTTTTGCATCTTCTTCTGTTTTAGATAATGCTATTATTAAATAACCCACATTAAATAATAGTTGGTGCATAGAGTATGCTAGTGTTAGCCACGTTACTCCAAGTTGTCTTGCTTTAAGTATTATATTTAATCTATGCTCGTGTACACTCTTTAATAGTTCCTTTTGTTTATCCCATAGTTTGAATTGTTGTAATATGTTATCTTTGTTATCAGGTTGTTCTATGTATATATAATTCTCTATAAAGTATTCTATGTTGTCTTTACAATACTCAAACTCTTTTTGTCTTAAAAATTCTAGTTGGTTCATTTTAATCTTTCTGTTAGGTTATTTAATAGTTGTTTATCTTCTTCTGTAATATTTATATTTGCATTTACATTGCTATCTATTTCTGTCTTATCTTTCCATCCAAAGTTATTCTTCAAATTGAATATTGATACAGTAGGATTTAGTAATCCATTTAGTGACATTTCTTCCACATAATTCTCTATTTTATTCTTTGCCTTTTTTATTGTGTCAAGAAATTCTGGTATTGCTTCATAGTTATTAAATGTTTCTCTGCTTATATCTAGATATAAACAAAGTCCTGTAATAGTGTAAGGTTTAGATGTTATCTTATCTCCTATACCTATTGTGGTATTATCACACATCTTAAAATACTCATCTACTTTTTTATCAAAAGCTTCTTTAGTATATTTAAGTGGTCTACCTACTTCTGCCATTATTATCACTTCCCTTTGTGTGTTTCTTTCTCTTTGTATCCATTAGCGTACATAGCCCTCATTTGTTCTAATGCTTTTTTCTTACTAACATATAGTTTTCCACTATCGCCATATTTGTATTTGTTTCCTATCTTCTTTATTGGCATATATCCTCCTTACGACATCTTGTC